GCTCACATTAGGGTAATAAATAATCTCAGAACCCAGTGTGATGAACCCAGCAGCGGCAATCTGACTTGCGTCGCTGATGTTAATTGTGGTGTCTGTTGCGGCAACGGCTGAAGTAACCGTAGCAGTTGTTGGGTTTACATTACCCGATTGGCGATTGATCCAAACCTGTATGGGGCGACCATACGTTAATTTATTTGGGATCGTGGAATAGGTACTTTCACTAATACGATTGATATTTAAGTCTTGTTGATTCTGGGTTGCCGCATTCGTACGGGTTATCATATCAAGCAAGTCAATCGTGTCGACCGGCAGTGCGTAAGAAACTTGACCATAGACCAGAGGAATTTGGATCTCCTCGACCGTCCACATGTTAAGGCCACGATTGGCCCATTCAACGGTCATTAGGTTCAACGAGCGGCGTGTGGTTCGCAAGTCATAGCCAGACCGAGACTGTGAGCCGCATCTTTCGAATACTTCTTCAACAATCTCAGTGAAATCTAGATTAAACGTTGCGACACCGCTGGTTGTAGCCATTATTTCTTTTTCATCCCTTTAAGGGTTTCAGCCAAACGCGCACGCTGCCCCAGTTTCCCGGGTTTGCTTGCAGCGGCGGCTAGCTTCTTTGCAGGAATTGTTTTACCTTCTTTGACGCCCAGTTCTTCACGTAAAGCACCGGGCTTCTTGATGGCGCCTTTGATCCAATTCTTCGTAGCCATTATGCACTTGCAGCGGGGGTGGCATCGACTACGGGCGCAGGATCAGCTACGGGCGCGGGCGCAGGAGTAGGATCAACAGCAACAGGAGCAGGCTCAACAGGTGCAGGAGCCTCAACGGGTGCTGGAGCTGTAGCATCAACATGAGCTTGTACTGCATCTAGCAACTCTTGAGTTTGGGGTTGAACATCACCGTGTGCGCTTTTTTGGCCTTCTGCTACGTGCATAAGCAATGCAAGTAAGTGTTCGGCTTCGGCTTCCAATTTGTGTAATAGGCTCATTTTGACATCCTCATGTTATCAATTAAGTTAGGGTATGGCCGCCCTGCCTTTTTAGCCGCAGCTTTCGCCGCTGCCTTTTTAGCGGGGCTTAGTTTCTTGTGCTTCTTCGCAGGGTTAGGTTTATCCCAAACTTCACCGCCGCGCTTATACACTTCCACATCGTTCGGATTATCCTTACGATGTATGATCTTTTTACCAGGCATTTTTGACGGGCTGATGTCACCCATGCCACGGCTCGGCATCATAGATACTTACCCTTTGTAAGACCCCGCTCGGCGCAGCCATCAGCTCGTTTAGATGCGGAACTGACAGAACCACCCTTGGCCATTTTCTTGACCGTTCCACCACGCTTCATAATCTTTTGAGATTTATTCTCAGCAGAATATTTAGCATCTTCAGCCGCGTTTTTCATGGCTTCTTGATCGGCAGGGGAGACATAAGCCTCGCTATTGCGGTAATTCATTTCAGCAGCGGTTGGGCCACCTTGTTTACCACGTCCTGCGCCAGCGCCAGTGGGGGGTAGTTTGTCCATGATTAGCCTTTATTTTTTATAAGCCATTCCGCCACCGCACATAGCTTCTACGTGCTCGTGGTGTTTTTTATGATCGGCTTTGTGCTCACCATAAATGTGGTGATGGTGCATGTGGCCACCAGCTTTGTGATGCTTTTCCACGTGATGAACGTGGTGTTGATGATGAGGAGTTTCCTCTTTCATAAGTGGGGGATGATCATTTTTCATAATTTACTCCTTAAATCATTTTACCTTTGGTCTTGCCTTTCATGGCAATACCATCTGCGCGCTTAGAGGCTGAACCAATCATGCCACCAGCAGCGTACTTCTTAACTTTACCGCCTTTTTTCATGGCGCCTGTACCAATATCATTGCCAGCCATTTTAGGCTCCATACCTCTGGTATGACCCTTCTTTTGAACAGCAGACTCGCCATGTTTTGTGAGCTTGTTAGAGCCTTTTTCCACGTCCTTGGACATGTTTCTTGGGCCTATTGTTTCTTTGGTTGCCATAGTGTTACCACCCTTCTTAAAAGTTTTGCCTTTATCGGCTTTGCTAAAGTCCTGCCCCACGGATTGTGGGATTCCCACCTTCTTTGCAAACGCTGGACTATGCGCCACCGCTTCCATCAGATTATGTTGTTTCTTGCTAGTTGAGGGCATGTTGGGCCTCCATCAATCTATCAATCTTTGCTTCCAACCGATCCAGCCGATCCAGCACTCTGCCTATATCGGCATGGGCTTCTGCTCTGCTCACATATTCTTTGGCCATCTCTTCCCGTGTCCGGTTGAGCAAAATAGTTACGCGTTGCAATTCGGCTGACTTCTCTCTCAGCACCCAACCTAGCAAGGCGACAAGCAAAGAGAGAACTGCATTCCACATCGTCGTGTCCATTTAACATTTCCACGCTTTAAGAGACTTGTTAATCCGCGAATTCGGGTCTTTTGCCGTCTTTGTAGACGTCAATTTCTTTTTCATCCCCTCCATCCTCGCACAAAATGAATCCTTCCTTGATCCGCCCTCGGGTTGGGGAGGCTTTAAATTCATCCCCTCCTTCTTTGCGGATGCCCGGCCTTTGGCGTTTAAGCCACCGTTCGGATTCTTCCCTTCTTTGCGTTGCCATGCGGGTGACTTAGCCATAACAAATAGTGCAAGAATTTGCATTGGTTAAAGAGGCATAAATACCGTTGTACGCAAGTATGCCTTCGCCTGGTAACAACACAGGGATCGCTACTACGTTTGCGCCAAAATCAAACTGCCACAAAATGTTACCGGATGCTGCGGATGCATTATCATAAAGAATAATTGTTCCAGCAGTGCCGTTGCTATTGAATGTAATTTGTTTTACTCGGCAACGAGTGGTAACCAACGCAGCAGATGTGTTGGTATGCGCTGACTTAACGTCATATTGCATCATAATTAATCTCCTTTAAATTCAAAGATGGGGGCCGAAGCCCCCAGAAGATCAATCAAAGTTACCGTAGGGGTAAGCTGTGCTGCTACCGATATTCATATCGTTTTGGTTGTAACGCAAAGTTACTTCGATTTGACCGGATGTAGGAGTAGTCAAACTTGTATTGGTGATCTTCAAAGTCACAACAACTTGTGAGAACCATGTGGGCTCTAAACCAACATTGGGGTTCTGGAAGTCTTGCAGTGTAGCGCTTGCGTAAGGCAATTGTGTACCAACATATGTAGCAGTTCCACGAGTAGCTGAAGTGATTGCAGCCATCGTAGCGTAAACACCCGTGCTAGTAGCAAAGTTGTTAGAGACGTATGGTTGAATAGAGTTAGCTGTTACGGCACCATCTGTGGGCAATGTACCAACGTCAACGATCACGTCAGTGATGTTGCAGCTATAGGGCAAATAAAACACAACGCCACGATAAATCGTGCCGGATGTATCAGCAGTAGGAGCTGATGCTTTGGTTGGGCCAGCATTGCTAAATGAACCGCTTTGTGGCGTATAAATTGTGCCAATGCTATTGGGGATGTTGTTTGAAGCAACAAAAACACCTGATCCACCGCCATAGTTAGCAGTGTTAGGGGTTGTGACTGAAAAGTCCAAAAGAGCCGTTTGAACGAGGTCGGTATAACCTACGTTACGTACTTGAGTAAAACGCTGATCGCCCGCCAAAATTGGGCCAGAAAACGTGGAACGAGCCATGATAATTCCTTATGCAAAAGCCTCTTGTTAATCGTTGCATCGTCTGCTGGGCCAGTGGCAACAAGAGAAAAAATCCCAGACACCTGCAATATACACTATTCTTTTTGCGTGTCAAGAAGTTTTTTCTTGTTTCTTGCGGCCATCATTTTGGCTTTCCAAACAGGGTCAGCCCATAGCGCTTTAGCTGCGGCTTTCTTGGCAGCCTTGACTTCCTCACGGTTAGCAATTTCTTTGTTATTTGCAGCTTGTTTAGCAGCATAATCAGGATCAGACCATTGAGCTTTGGCTTGCGCGCTAGTTTTGGCTTTGGACTCGTCCGTATTACGGGCCTCCTTGATGCTTTTAGCCAATGTATCACCTTTAGCTCCCCACATCTTTTTAGAGTTAATTGATTTAGATTCGAGCGCCTCTGGGGTGTTTTGCGCTTTGGTTTGTCCAGCAATTACTTTGGCACGGTATTCTGGGTCTTGCCAATGTTCTTTAGTAAATCGACCATCAGCGGCTTTTTGTTCATCTGATTTAATATACCCACTTGGGCCCTCGCCACCATCAGTCAAATTAAATAACGTACCTGTCTTTAAATCCCGACGCCCATACAACTTAATAAGTTCCATTTCTTTGGCAAAGGCTTCTTCTTCGTTTTCAGTTTCAAACACGCGCTCGCAGACGGCAACAAAATTGCGTTGCTTTAAATGCGAAATAAAGTCTTGAAACGGTTTGTTATGAGACCCCCTTGACCAATGCGATAAATCACGGTCTCCGGTGCCTTTACCTACGTACACAGGCTGACCTAGTTTAAGAGGGCGAGGATCACGGTAAACATAAACATAAAACATGGTTAACTCCTTTTAGAAGTCTTAACTATATATCAATGGATGGCGATTGTCAAATATATTTTCTAAATACTTTTCGAAAATGGGTTACGATACGGGTAACAAAAAAGGGCCCCGAAGGGCCCTCTTAATTAAACCTTTTGGTTTAATTTATGGTTTAATATGAACCATATACGCCTAATGGATCGCTATAACCGAAGCTATAACGCTCTCTAGACTTGTAACGTACGTTACCCGTATCAAAGTCACCATCCATGGAATTTTGCAATGGAGTACGAACGAACATCTTCAAGCCGTTAGGCACATCAGTGGTCAAGAACCATGCGTTAGGTGCTGTCAAGAAGTGGTTAATTGTGTAACCATCTGGAATAGAACCGTTGTTCTTAATTGCATTGATGTCGTTGTTGTTTGTTCCAACACGCAATTCAGTTTCGAGCAAACGAGTTGCAACGAATTGGAGAGCAGGAGGAATAACCAACTTTTTGGGCTTAGCGGCGATCAAGAGGCCACGCTCATCTGTCCATGCAGCGATTTGAATAACAGCATTTTCCAATGCAGTTTCGTTCAAGTCAGCAGGGGTAGAAGGAGTGTTGGCGTTGGTACCACCATTCACCAAGGGGTGAGCTGTAGACAACAAAGACTGACCGTCACCACCAGTATAGGCAGAGTTGAAAGCGTTGTTCAAAACAGCGGCGCCTTTAACTTGCTTGGTGTAAGCCATAGCACGAGCCAAGCCTTTTGTATAACGTGCAGACAAAGAGTCATACAAGTTATCTTCGATGGCCTCTTCAGTCAAGCTGAAGCCAAGGGCGATGGTTTCGTGGTTATAGCGAGCAGTCCATGCTTCTTGCGCATTGTCATAAGCGATGGCGTTACCCTCGGCCTTGACAGGTGCTGCTGAGAAGCCAGACAACTTGGTCTCTTCTTCGAATGAACGCTCAGAGGTCTCGATCTCATAGATCTCTTTGTGTTCTTCACCATAACGTGCATACTCTAAACCGAACAATGCGTTCAAGCCTGGGAGCAGCTCTTTCAATAGTTGTGCGCGTGAAATAGCCATTTGTAATTACTCCTTAGACTGTAACGGGATAGTAGTATCCATGTGTACCTTGGTTAAATTTAACCAAAATCTCAGGATAGTTAGTGAACACAATGGTAGAACCGCTAGGAATAGCAGTAACACCGCCAGGTACTGCAACGGCAGCGCTGATTGTGATGGAAGTTGTACCAGCAGCATAAGCCGCAGCTACATAAGATCCAGTCTCAATCAATTGGCCGTTAGGAGCCAAGTAAGCAACGTCAGCACCCAAGAGAATAGCTGAGGGCAAGCCAGAGCCAGTCAAAGTGATGGTTGTTGAACTTGAAGAACCTGTTGCAGAAACAGCATAAGCTGTATCAGGTACTACACCCATAACACGCAAAGGCAACTGAGCAGTTTGAGCAGTTGCGGTTGGGATAGTTGCGCCAACATAGGAATCGCCTGTGTTAACGTTACCTGTACCAGCAGCCCATGAACGGTTAATGGCAATGTTGGAACCAATCAAAGGAATGGAACCAGAAGCCAAAGCACCAGCGCCGCTGAGTGCAACCATCTTGAACACTTGGTCAGGATCATCCGCTACAACAGCTACGCCATCACCAGCCAATGTGCCAGAAGCCCAGTATTGTGCATACTGTTTCTGTTTGTTGCTGGGGTTAGTGTAGTTACAACCCAAGAAGATACCAACTAAGTTATCTGTAGGAGCTGTAGTACCGGGAGTGGTTTCACCGTTTGAGCTAGTAATTGTGGATTGATTAACAAAACCATTGACTAACTTAACGAGGTCACCGTTGTACAAGTTACTTGCATAACCGTACTGAATGGGTAGCATGCGAGTAGAACCCGCGAATACTTGCCCGCCAATCAGATTGATCGGCTTGAACCCATAAGGGGCCGAAATTGAAGGATAAGCCATTTAAATCTCCAAAAATTTAAGAACCTTTACCAAAGGTTGTCGTAGATCTATTCTCTTTAAAGATAGGCATACGATAATCACTCTGGCGCATTAAACTGTTATCTACAGCTTCCGCATTCAATCTGGTTTGCTCTTGGTAGTATTCTGCCTGTTGCTTATCAAATTCTTCCGGACGCTTGCAAAGTAACAATCCGCCAATCTCAATGTTGTCTTTAAAACGACTATCGGGATCGACTAGCAGTCTGAACTTGGGTTGCTCCTCAATCTTCACGGGCTCATAACCCTCTCTGAATCTCACGTTGATGTTACGTGGGTCAGCTTGATTAAGCATCGACACCCTAATCCATTTGTAACCGTAACCTGGCTCCTTGTCTGGCTCAGGTAATAACTCTGGAGGTTTCCACTGCTGGGGTCTCTCAAAAGTTGCACGGGTTGTATGCTCACGGTTTAATCTATTCTCAGCCATTTTAATTCTCCACTTTCAAAAGTTCACGGACATATTGCTCATTGGTAAGTCCCAATCTCTTTGCAATCGCTTGCTGAGATGTGGTTAACTTCACTCGTTTAGATGCGGTCGATCTACTAACGGGCGCTACGACCGTTGAAGCGCGTTTAGCGGGAGCGTCGTCCCTACCACGTACTTCTACTTCTTCAGGTTCCTCAAACTTGTCTGGGAATCTTTTTCGCAAAACTGCGTCTAGTTCTGCGTAATACCTGTCAGAGCCAGCAACAATTCCACTATCTACGAGGTCTTCGTGAACCCCCATAGCAAAATTAGTCATGCCCCTATCCTGCTGGAACCACGGGTTATTGTCCAACCAGTTGGCAAGTTTGGGGTCTTGCTGAACAGTTTGCTGACGCTGTTGTTGAGGTTGTACCTCAAATCTCTCTTCCTGTAAAGGGGGCATTTTAAAATTATTAGCCCGATCCATCTGAAGTGTTGCGTTTGTGATAGCTTGCTGGGCTTCTGTGATCTTGTCAACGTCGCCTGCTTCATACGCTTCTCGGTAGGCTTTCTTAGCCATTTCGAGTTTCATCTCAGAGGAGTTCTTCACGGCAGCAACATATTCTTGCTCACCATTTGTCAACATCTGACGTATGCGCTTGTTTTCCTCGTAGAGTTTTTCAGCAGCCTCAATAGCTGCTTGTCTCTCACGTTCAGCGGATTCGGCACGGCGGCGCTCATCATTCCATACCCGCTTCATGCGGATCAGTTTGTCTTTAGCGTCTTTGCTGTACTTGTCTAGATCATCAACCTCAACTTCAAGCTGTTTAACCTTTTCAGGATCTGCGGGCTTTCTGCCACGGTCTTCTTCAGGGGTATCATCTTCGATCTCGATTTCAAAATCAGGTGTTTCTACCTTAACTTCTTCGACCTTATCGGGATCGGGGAAATTGTTTGGTGCTTCAAACTGTGCCATGTCCGGCTCCTTTATTTACGTCTAATTCCACGAGGATCTTCCACTGTACCCTCGACGCTGTCGTCGTTGATCATGCGGAACTCTCGACCATGAATAACCAATCTGCTTCCAGAATTAGGTCTAACTAGGACAAAATCGCCCTGTTTACACCATGGCCCAGAAGGGAAACGGGTTGTGTCTTTATAGCAGTCTGGCCCCATAGCCACTACAAATAGCACTGTTGTAAGCACTTCTTCGTATCGCATGGTTTCATCAGCTTTAACTAGGCCACTCTCGTACTCTTTTTCAGCCTCTGGAATGGCACAAAGTATGTGATATCCAGTGGGGGTTGGTAGTGCTTTGGCTTTTTCTTCGGCAGGTTTACTAAGGATTTGTGTTAAATCAACTGCCAGTGCGGGGTTTATATCATTCACTGTCCGAATGCTCCATTTTTTGTTTGAGGTCTGCGATTGCGAAACATGCGGCCTCGAGACCTCGAAGCTGACCGCATACGTATTTGTACTCCTCGAAAGAAGTACAGTTACCTCTAGCAAGCGACTCAGTCAGCATGGTCATGCGGTCTTTGTACTCACTCAGTAAAATTTCTGAAACGTCGTTCATTTATTACCTTTGGGTTGTTGTGGCTGTAGTTTTGCCTTGAGAACGTCTCCCAAGACTTGTTCATGGTGCATCTTGCGCTCGTGCTCGTGTTGAGACAGAGTGTTAGCTGCGTCTAGTCCATGTTGCATTTTTCTGGATTTTTGTTGATCCAGTACTGAAACTGCGTGCTTCATCGCATCCGTGTCGATGCGTTTTAGATCTATCTGCTGCTGGGCTTGGGCTTTCATCGCCTCAAGCTGCAACTGCTGTTGCTTGATCTGCAAGTTAGCTTGGTCAAGCTGGGCTTTCTGCTGCTGGGCCTGCGCCTTGAGCTGCAACTC